CTGCAGGATATGTAACACCACTACCGTTCGCTAATGTATTCCACCCGCTGAAAGTCTTGGCAGCTAACACCAAAGTTCCTGTGTTACCAGCGATAGTCGCTTCGTCACCAAGTACATAGTCAGTTGCATCAACAGGTACTGTACCAGAGTCAGCGCCATTATCATCATAAGTGATATTGAAAGCTGTGTCCGGAGCTACACCAGCAGCGCCATAAACTTCCTTACCGTCAAGCTCAAAGCCGAGCATCGCGTTTTCAGGCTCAAAGATTACAGCTTCAGCAACAAGCACGTAACCTACTGGAACTGTGACCGCAGTACGATCAGCAACACCAACCATTACTCTTGGGAAACCTGTAGTGATTGACATCATGAGATACAAGGCGCTACCAATTACGGTCGCTGCAGCAAGAGCAGTCATCCAATCATCGAATGTGTCAATCGCTGTAACTTTTGATTTGTCACCTTTAATAAACGCGAGGTAGTCTGCGTCAGACTGTCCTGCTTTCTGGCTGAATTTAAAACCAACCATACCACGAGTGATCGAGGTAAATTTTGAGAACGCTGGGATTCCCCAGTTCTGCACTGGATGTGAGATCGCCCAGCCCGGCTCGTACTTAACGATACCAGCAAACTTGTAAAGACTGTCTGCAAGAACACCGCTTCTAAGAGCATTGATACTATCCACTCCTGAATCTGAGAGTAGTCTGATTAGACCGTTACCAAAAGGCACTGCCTGTTGCACAGCAGAGTTTGCTGTAAGATCCAATGTTCCTGATTGAGTAATTGCCGCTACACGTCCATCAGCATTTCTCATAAGGAAACCGTTAGTAAGCTCCGATCCCTTCCATGCCTTTGTTCCTGATACTGACAATAGATCGCCTGTCATTTCAACATTCATAAATTTGACTCCTTATCAATTTTCGCTACCTGTTAACTAAAGGTACTCTTTAGTAAGAAAGAACTATCCGATTTTGCTTCACCGAAACCCGGTAAAACACTGTCTTTTGTCTGAAAACTGTCGCTTGTCTCTGTACCGAGCTGCTTCGCAACAGCCTTGTCTATCTGAGGGCCAAGACTGTCCACCACTTTGGATACGATAGCAGCTATGGTTGTGTCAAGACTGAGAGAATCCTTAGTCCCTTCTGCTTCCTTGTCAGCTTTTTCCTTTGCTTCTTTGTCAGCTTTTTCCTTTGCTTCTTTGTCTGCCTTGTCCTTAACTTCTTTGTCCTCGGCATCCTTATCAGCTTCCTTATCAGCTTCCTTATCAGCTTTGTCCTTTACGTCTTTGTCTTTGTCTTTGTCACCAAAGCTGGCAGGTTCTTCTTTGTCTGCTTTGATCGCATCGAAAGTCGCCTGAAGCTCCACGCTGTCTGAGTTTATACAGATCTTGTAAAGAGACTTCAAACCTTTACTTACTTCCTCTGACTTAGCGATTACTTCTTTTGAGTACTCAAAGCAATCGCTGACTGTGCCAACCAAAACTTTCTTCTCTGGTGAATCAACGAGAGAGTCAAGTACAACATCTACCTTTGCTCTTCGTGCCTTTTTTTCTGGTTCAGAAAGCTCGCTGTAGCCAGCTACATTGTCCATGACAAGAGACGATAACTCGTCCTGCGGTGCTTTTCCAATACCTAAAAAAGACAAAATACTGTTTTTGTGACCCATGATCTTATCCCCTTTTATATTCTTCTCTACCGATTTCCCAGCAGAAAGTAAACTATCAAGAACCGCAACGGATGAACCGCCTCGTCCCTGACGTGTTAAAGCTAAACCTTGTATCTCCTGAATGTCTTCCAGTAGGTAATCGTAGTCTTGATCACTTACAGCGGAGACTTTTGAGATGTACTGTGCTGATGTTTCCTTCGCACCTGAATTGTAATAATCCACGGCATCTTTAGTGTAGAAAGCGACCTCACCTTTAAGTGCGACCTCTTCATTCTCGAGTATGACAACATCGATTTCACTGCCGACTACACCCTCAATTACCTTTTGCACATTATCTGAAGTGATATGTGACGGGTGTTCTTTGGTAAGTACTGCGTACTTGAATTTTTCTTTCGCTGCAACCAGAACCGAGGCCGGTCTATACTCAGTATAGAAATCCTTCTTTACTTCTGGAGTGTGCCCTCGTCTGACCATCTCTTCATGGGAATAAGTATAAACCCCTGAACGAGCGAGGATTGCATTCTTCACCATAATAGCTGAAGAGCTAGCTTCGTCTTTTGTCACAATCATAATTTTCTACCTTCCTCAACTGCCGGTGTATTTTTAGTCCTGCTTCCACCTATTTTTTCGTGTTTCTTTTGCTCCAACGGATCAGAGTAGCTATGACCCTTTTTATCTGTGCCTTTAGGTGCCGGTGCTTTCGCCTTTGCTGGTTTCTTTTCTCCATCTTCTCCCTCGGTAGGCTCTGGCTGATTAGCAATTCTAAGAGCCTCTAGTTCAAGGATCTGCTTTTCTTTTTCAAACGTGTCTTTGTCATCCTGCCTTTTTTGTAGCTCAGCTAGTAATTCGCTGGACAGCGTAAACTCATTGTCCGAAAGCTGCTGTGCCATGTCCACGGCTATTGGAATCGGTATGCCTGATGCAACAGCGTCAAAGATACCTTTGTTAATCTTAGCGGAAATCTCACTCCTGTCTTTAGCATTGGAGAGCTTTGGATTATCAAACTCAATTGTTGTGTACGGCAGAGCTTTTAAAATTCTGTCCGATGTACCAAGACTATTTATAACGAAGATCATTACAACTTCTTTTAGTTGTTTACCAACCTTCAAGTGTGTGTAACGAACATTTTCTGTCTGTTTCTCGAAAGCCGAGTCACTTGAGTCACCTGAAGAGAATGACCCTCTTTCTGATGACCAGATAAGTTCTTCAGGGTATCTTGCTCTCGCACCCACGTCCTGTCTGATCAATCGGACAAGCTCAGGGACCTGCTTGAAATCCCTCTGTATAGCCTTTAGCTCACCGATGGTGTCAATGTCAATGATACTGTCAGGTCCAGTGTTTCTATTTCGTGTTGTATTCTCGTCACCCATCATATCAAGCATTGCCGCTCCTTCCATAGCACTCATACCTGAAGTATCAAGTGAACGGGAGAGTAATGACATCTGTTTGATCATGAATGGGACTGCTTGCATTACTGCATCATAGTTAAGAACTGACTCAATCCATCCGGGAATATCCGAAACACCCCAGCCAAGAGTCATAATGTTTCCCCAGTATCCTGCTGCTGGTGAAGTTACAACGCGTGAGCATCTTTGAGCATTCATTACAGAACCAAGAAATGGTATGAAGTAAGAGTGCGGTTTTTGAAAGCTCGCTGAGAGTGGGTTCCAGTCCGGAGTAAAAACTACATTCCATCTGTCCAGAGTGATGTATCTTTCTACACTGTCTTTGCCGAGTATACCATACTTTACAAGCTGCTCGATTGACATGAATGTAGTTTGAGGGGAATCCTTCTTGAGCTTGGGGAACATTAAAGCCCCACCGAACACCAGACTATCTCTGATTGTTTCGACCACGCGCATATCAAACTGGTGCTTAATGATATCCTCAGCAAGTATGTCGAGGTCCTTTGGAGATAGTCTCGGGTTCTTTATTTTCATACCATTCAGTAGTGGTGAATGGGATTTCTTTTCAATGATTAACTCCGGTATACCTTTACCGGAGTATATCAGTGCTGCTTCCGCAGGGCTTATCCATATATTATTATTAGCGAATTGTGTTGAGCCTCCGAAACCGTTCGCCATGAACGGAGTGACATCTCTTTGAACCATACTGTCCATTGTAGTCATCAGGTTTGCTCCTGACTTATGATTGGTTAACAGTAAATCGCCAAAAGAGCTTGCCTTTTTTCGCAGATCGCTATAAGAGGTCAGGTCTTTTTTGAGTTCCTTTGAGTACTTAGCTGTACTCGATTTCATGTCACTTTCTACTTTTGCGTTGATTAAAGTCAACGCTGCAGGAGGCAACGGTTTAAATTCCTTTGCGTTAGTGATTTTTACCTTGCTGTCAGCCACAACAGAGGATACTTTCTCGTTTTCTATAATGGGCCATATATCTTTTTTAAAGTCTATCACTTGCCACCTCTTAGTCGTTAAATTATTGAAATAATATTTTTAATATCCTGTCAAGTAAATTATAGTAAATCTGGTCCAATTACTGAGTAGCCCCCAGTTTTTACAATGTTACTCGCTGTGCTCTTGTCACCGGAGAACTCTTCCTCATTCTTCCACTCTTCCAGTCTTCGCTTGATCGTGAGGTCTCGCACGTCTTTCATTGCTGGTTTGAAGATCAGAAAATAGCAAAGCATCCGCAGAGCATCTATATCGTGTATAGGACTTCTCTTGCCCACACCTTTTGGGATCATACCGGTCTTTGGGTCTCTGAGTGCAAGAGAGCAAGCTTCGGCAAGTTCCTTTGCCATCTCGGTAAAGACAAGTCTTCGTGCGTACATAAGCTTATTCACCAAGAAAACTGTGTCCTCAACATTAGGATTCTTGCCCCTAAAGGCCCAGAAAATCTGGTACTTTCTAAGCTCTGCAGCGAATGTCATGATCTCATTATTAGAACTTGCATCCGGTATCCAGATGATCTTGTTGCTCGGGAAATCGTGCCTGACTACCCGTGGTGCATCCATTATCTGATCGAACTCATACCGCTTGATAACGTATATCGCGTTTCCTCGGAGGACTCCAACGCAGCCTCTGAAGTAACCCATGTTAAAATCCTGAGACCAATATAATTCTTCCCCCGGATAAACCATCCTATCCATCGGTATCCGGTCAAAGTTTTCATTCCAGTCGAAGTCAGGGAAGATACGGCCTGAACCAACAGAAAGAAACTCTCCTTCCAAGTAAACTTTAGCTTCCGTCTCAGTATAAAACTTATAGAGAGAGTCAACATAATCCTTTTTAAGATAGAAATTATCTTTGGTTCTGGCCTTAATTCTAACATACCCTGTTTTCTCCTTATTGAATTGAGACACCGCACGATAGAGTCCCCTTTGCCCCTGAGAAGTAGAAGCAAATTTTATGAAGGGAGCTCTAAAGCCCGGTATCACTTGTCGTGTTCTTTCATTGATAGCTTTGATCGCTTCATACGTCATATCAGAAGCAGAAGATACAGCTACAGAACCGAGATCATCTATCTCATCCCCATAAGCACCACATACATCATAACCTACAATATCTGCTGGTCTGGATAGTGATACTAAATAGAGATCTGCATTGCCTACGGATAGGACAGAATCCTTTGAGTTGTATTTGTACGGAGTTTTTGAGTTTTCAAGGTCAGAAATAATATAGCTTAGCGCGGTTTTTACCAAGTGCCCAAGAGATTTCCCACCAAGAGCAAGCCTCGGTCTTCGCCCCTCTCGGTCTTTCTTGTCCTTCAGCATAGCTAGATCGTAGAGAACACTGGTAGCCACGGAAGAGGTTTTGCCTGATCCGTACCCAGCGGTGAAAATAAAAAACCGTGTCTCTGGACAAAGATACGGTGCGCGCATGAAAGCGGTCTGGTGTGTGAGTAGAAATTTCCTTTGCATTAGACAACCTCTTCTCTAATCTTATCACCATTCTCGTCAATGTATTCAATAACATTGTTCGCGAGCTCAGCAGGAACATTCTTCTTTGATTTTCTTTCTTCCCTGTTCCGCGCTGCTGTTTCCATAGGAGACTCTTTTCCGTTGTCCCCGGCTAGGGCAGAGTGTTCCTCCCCCTCATGTATCTCGACAGTAAGCATCTTTTCAAATTCTTCCCTGCTGATATCAATAAAAAAGATATTAAGGCTCTCTGACTCCTCAGTCTCTTTGTCACTGGAGGACAGCGATAACATGTCTCTTCTCATCGAAGCGACCTGCATCTTTAGCTTTATAACTTTCGAAGGGTCTTCATCTACTGCACCCATTCTTGAATTCTCATCAGCGCTTTTGCCAATCGTGAGGCTCTTGACAATTTCATTGATATCCTTTATCTCCTCAATGTACTTGCCAGCCTTTATCTTTTTTGAGGCTCTTATAAATTCAGCATCGTTCAGTATAAGTTTTCTTTCTTTCCCTGTGATGCCACAGTAGTCCAATGCCATAGAGTCATTCAGCAGTAACTCATAAGCCTCCAACACTTCCTCTGTTCTCGGGTTATCAGACACTGGTCAGCACTCCA